TCTTGTTAGAGATAAATCAGATTGGGCTTTCTCTCACTATATACCTAACGATGAAGAAGAATATGTCATCGTTGTAGTTGACCACTTCTCTTTGTTATCACCAGAAAAGGACGCAGAAACTCTACATAAAGCTATGTCGAGAATGAGTTCTGACTATGGTCGTATGAACATAACAAAGAACCTCAACTATATATTCATCAATGTTCAGCAGCAAGTTTCAGATGGCGAGAACGCTGAGTTTACCAAGCTTGGTAGTAAGATTGAAGAAAAGCTAAAGCCTACAAAGGCTAAGCTTGCAGACAATAAACTTACTCAACGTGATGCACATACCATACTAGGGATATTCAACCCGTATTATCATGGCATCAACAACTATCAGAAATACAACACTAAGATTCTGCAAGATGAATTTAGGAGTGTTATTACACTGAAGAACAGATACGGCCCTGTAGGTAAAGAAACAGGACTGCTTTTCAAAGGTGCCTCTAATTATTTTAGAGAGCTTCCTCCAGCATCAGAAATCACATCACCAATGTACGAAAGATTTAAAAACGAATGAGAAAACAATCAGACTCTTTCTTTCAGGCGAGAGAAAGTTACTTGAAAGCCTCAGACAATATCTTTTTGTCTAAAACACCCTCTTCATTTGAAGACCTTTTTGTTAAGACTTTTACAGAAAAGACTTTTTATAAAGATGGTAGAATTCAATGCGAAGAAGAAAAAAACAGAAGCAGAAGAGATGCTTACTTATGTATGCGTAGCTATGTAGATATTGACCTAAAAACACTTTGGAATCTATTATATGAAATTTATATAAGGGTTAATAAGCAACTTTTAGAAGAAGATAGACTTTGGCGAAATGAAAAGCACAGGTTATTTTTTCATTGTCCTGATATCTATGAATATGTTTTCAATAGAGGTTATTGGTTAGATACTATTGGAAATATAACTGTAAAGCATCTAAAAGATATTGTAAAAGAAATGAGTCTGGACAAACTTAAGATCAAAGAAGGGCCTGTATTTGAAAACAGTGATATAGTTGATGAAATAGTTGACACACTAAAGGCAGACTTCAATGGTAAGTTAGACTGTAAAAAAGAAAAAGCAGACCTATATGTGTATTTAAACGGGCAAGAAACGGTAATTGACTTCATTGATACGGAGTATATACACTTCTCTAATGGAGAAAAGAGACATCTGCTTAATGCGGACATTCAACACCTTGTGTATATCAATCATGTCCTACAAAAAAATATATCTTGATCACTTTGGATACACAGAAGCGGATTGGATTCCCTGTGAAGTTTGCAGAAAGACTGCTGTTGACATCCACCACATCAAAGCTCGTGGTATGGGAGGCAGTAAGAAAGCAGACTTCATTGAGAATCTAATGGCTTTGTGTAGATCTTGTCACATCAAGTACGGTGATAAGAAACAGTATGTTGAATTTTTAATTGAAAAGCACAATGCATTACTGCAAAGGAACTCTTCATAAATATGTAGAGATAGACGACGGGTGGTTTAAATGTACAAAGTGCAATCTAATAGTCGATTTACAGATGAGTAAAGACCAGAAAGAGTACGAGAATATAAAGTACGAAGATTTTTTGGATAAGTCTTTTGGGACTTGGAAGAAACCTCTATCGGATATGCTTTATAACAAGTACTTTAAAACCTTAGGTAGACTGCCTAGAGGAAACTTTAATGTATTTGAAGCTTTCAAGGCATGTCCCTTTGAGAAGACTAAAGTTATTGTACTTGGTCAAGAACCCTATCAAACTAAAGGTATAGCAAACGGTATTGCGTTTGGTACAGACCAAAACTATACACCTTATGCGCTAAAGAGAATAAAAGAATGTTTGAACGATGAGTTTGGAGAGATAAATAACTTTGACGATAGTCTTAAAGCTTTGTCTTCCGAAGGCGTATTGTTTTTAAATACATCTTTAACATTTCCTTTTTCTTCTGCGTGGAATAAATTTATTAAATTTGTACTCCACGTTGCTCCTACCGATATTGTTATGGCATGGGGCAAACAAGCTAAATCCATAGTCTCTGATGAGTATAGAGTGTTCTCTACAGGACACCCATCTTCGGGATTCTATGGAGTGAATTCTTTCAATCCTTTGGGACATTTCAAACAAGTTAACAGTCTTTTAATAAAGGACGCAAAAACAGAAATAAATTGGTGTATTCAGAAGAAATCAAAAGAACTTGGAACGAAGACGCAGACAGAGACAAACAAGTTGAGCATTGTATCTTAGGTATCAAGTCTGAAGTAGGTGAGTATCTATCAGCCCTCAAGAAAGTTGTAGGGTATGGTAAAGAGCTCGACATTACAAACGTCATCGAAGAACTTGGTGACTTGTATTATTTTACCTGCACACTGGATCGTGTGTTGAATGTAGATTTAGGTATTGTAGAACCTGTTAATAAGATTGGTTCTACAACTACACGAACTTTACAAACAATGGCAGGTGATATTTATAATGCAGCTGACGGCTTCAATGCTTATTTTAAAGGACATGAAGACGATTGCTTCTATAATTATTATCTCCATACTGTGTTTACACACATCAACGACTTGTGTACAGCACATTCTTTAAACCCCGATGAGGTTAGGGAAGCTAATATCAGGAAACTGAAAGCAAGATTCCCTGAAAAATTCGAGGTGTCTAACGCAGAAAATAGAAACTTAGATGCAGAAAGAAATGCAATTACCAACCAAGAGGGTTAAGCGAGAGAGGGTAAACCCCTCACGTTTTATCATTTATGCACCACCCAAGCAGGGTAAGACCACTGTTATTTCAGCTTTAGAAGATACCCTTATTGTAGATACCGAAGATGGTACTAAGTATGCTGAGTGTATGAGCGTTCAAGTCAACAATGTAGATGACTTGAGAACTCTTAGAGAAGCTATCGTAGCCGCAGAGAAACCTTACAAAAGGATTGCTTTCGATACAGTAACCGAGCTCGAAGAGATTGTTTTGCCTATTGCAAAGCAGATGTATCAGAAAACCCCTATGGGTAGAAACTATCAAGGTGATGATATCAGAACCTTGCCTCAAGGCGCAGGTTATCACTACCACAGGTTGGCTTTTGAATCAGTCATATCTGAGTTTGAGAAACTGTGTGAAACCGTTATTCTTATCGCTCATGTGAAAGATAAGATGATCGAATCAAAGACAAGCGGAGAACCCGTTGTAGGAGTGGACATCTCCTTGACAGGTAAGCTTGCTGCAATTCAATGCGCCAAAGCTGACGCTATCGGTTATTTTTACCGTAAAGGCGCAGACGGTTATTTGTCATTTGAAACAAACAATTTTGTTTGTGGTGCAAGACCAGAACATCTTTCTGGTAAGAAGTTTAAAATCAGTGAGAAAACTGATGATTTAATTAGTGTAAATTGGTCAGAAATCTTTAGTTAATGATTAATTTTAGTGATTACCAAGACGTTGCAGGCCCGAAGTATATTCAGCCTGGCGTCCATGAGGTAACAATCCGTGAATGGAGCTTGAACCAAACGAATCCTATGATTCTCGAGTTGGTTCTGTATCCAAAAGGTGGCTCATCAGAAAATGGAACTACATTTAGATTCTATTTTACATCTGAAGCCTCCATCAAGATTCAGTTGACGAAGATTCGTCAGATTCTGAATCGCTTGACTACTGATAAAGTAATCAATGAGCTGAGCACTCCTGATAATGACCTTCTTCCTTTTGTGGAGAAGCTCAATGAAATCAGCAGAGGGCGTAGCCTTAGAATGCTTTTCGGTGCAAGAGAATATGTGAATCAGAATGGAGAGACAAAAGTCTCTACTGAGATTCCATTGTACAACTTCTCAGAGAATATTGAATCTGAAGAAGCTGAAGTCGGTATTGTCAACGAGACAAGACTCGTATACAATCCAGATGATCCCAAAATCTTTAAGAGACTTCCTAAAGCCGAGGCTGGACAGGAGTGGGGATCATAAGCTTCAAGTCGAAGTGGCAGTATATTAAAGACAATTATACCGACTATGAGCTTTTCCTAAGATACATACCTTATCTTAAGATAGGTAAACCTATTAAAAGTCCGTTGCGTGATGATAAGCACCCTTCATTTGTGGTGTATTCTAATCGTAACGGACTTTATTTTATTGATCTGGCAAGACCAGAGTGTAAGGGCAATATAGTAGAGCTTGTCAAACTCATGCATAACTTGACCACAGGTCAGGCTATTGAGTTCATCTACAGCGGCTTAAGTGGAGTCGCTAAGATAGACTATACTCCTCCTAAGACAAAGAGGAGTGAAATTTACTACGCACCTTTACCATTTGGGAAAATTCATAGAAACTTCTGGGAACCTTTTGGGATATCTTCCAGCACTCTCAAAAAGTTCAATGTTGTTGCTATCTCAGGTTATAATTTGAATGGTCTTTTCTTTTCTAAGAAACATGCTTATGCATTTCTGATTGGAAGTAGAATCAAAATATATATGCCAGGAGGTACTCCTAAATACTTAGGAAACACCAACAAAAATTCTATTCAAGGGTATACTCAGATTGATGATAGACCCGAGCTGATAATAACCTCATCACTAAAAGAGGTAATGGTTCTCGATGAGATTGGTATCAATGCGATTGCTCCAAACTCTGAGAACACAGCTATTAGTGATAAGTTATTGAAGCCTTTAAAAGAAAAGTACAAGTGTTTTATACTATACGACAATGACGAAGCTGGTCGACAAGCTAGCAAAGTTCATTCAGAATTGTACGGTATCCCTTATATCGACTTGGTTTACCACTCAAAAGACTTGAGTGATTTTACAAAAGCAAACAGTAAAGAATCTTTAATCAACTTGATTCATGAAAGCAAAACGCTTTGCGGTTTATGGCACCCTGAGACCAGGGTTCGGGAATAATAGGCTCTTACAGAGAGCAAGACATTTGGGTACCGAGCGTACCAAACCGCAGTTCAAAATGTACAATGTAGGATGGTTTCCTGCAGTTGTTCAAGGTAATGAAGAAATTACCGTTGATGTCTATGAGGTTACTGAACCTGAAATCGTCAAGAATCTAGACAGGCTTGAAGGTGCATACAGGAATAATCCTAGTCAAGGTATGTATCGTGCAGAGACTGTTGAAACAAGTCACGGTGAAGCAGATATTTACATCTGGAATGATGATGTAAAAGATCTAGACCACATTCCATCAGGTGACTTTACAAATCTATAATGAAGTATAGAAGGCCTAAGGTCTTATCTAGAAATCACTCTTGTAATGGGCTGAGGCGAACATTAGACAGAACTCCTTATAGAGTTATTGTTCGTCTCGGTTCTGTTACAGAGAGAGATGCCGATTTGCATATCAATACGGTACAGGCAGTTAAGAACTCATCTTCTAAGTTTATCATGAAGACCTTGTTTGAAAATCATAATGTCAACCAAGCACTGTGGTATAAAGACTTAACCAATGTTGAGTTTCCACTTGTTGCGAAGAAACATTATGGTAGACAAGGTATAGGCATGATACTTATAAAAGATGAAAAAGAGTTAGAAGAGTTCGTTAGTTCTAACAATATACACAGATATGTTATTGAGAAGTTTTATAACTACTCTCGAGAGTATAGAGTTCATATTTCTGATTTAGGGGAGATCATGTCTTGGCGTAAGCTGAGAAGGGCTGACTCTACAGAAAGATGGTTTTTCAATTCTCACAATTGTAATTGGGTAAGCTCCAATCATGAGCTATTTAACAGACCTGATAATTGGGAAGATATAATTGAGCATTGCTCAAGAGCATTAAAAGCAACTGGTTTGAATCTAGGTGCTTGTGACGTAAGAGTAAATAAGAAAGGTGACTTTATTATTTGTGAGATAAACTCAGCACCAGCATTGGGTGAGTTGGGAGTCGAGCAATATAGAGATCACTTAAATAAACTAATACGATGGAAAATAGACGAGTTCCAAGATCTGTAATGACATGTACTACTCGAAATTGGACTAGTAGTGAAATAAATCAGATATTAAGAGATGGTCAATGTTGGCAACATATGAAAAATGTTGACTCATTTAAAATTTATATAGGTGCTTATAATAGCAAAGGTCTTAGATTCTTACAGCACATAAGAGAGAATATTGTTGATATACCATTACCTAAAAAAGCTACTCCTCCAAAAGGAGTTAGAGAAGAGCTGAACTGTGGCGCATACGATAAAATGGATTCAAATAAAGGAGTTATTTATGCAAAAAAGTGTGCTCAAAGAGTAGATTGCTATACGGTTTCTTATGGTAAGAGGAGTGATTTTAGACAAAAAAATAATTCTTCTTTTCCAGATGGTAACTATGTAATAGGCTGTTTGATAAGATTTGCAGCAACTGAAAGCTTCTATGCTTATCAAAGTAAACATTGTGTTCCAGATCAGTATTTTAAATATATTAAAAGAGGTTTCAAACCAGAAACCGCTCTTCTAAAATGTATTGCTGGTATCCCAGTATTTTCTTTTGCACCAATGAGACTTGGTAGATCAATTCTTATAAAAGAAGACACGATTAAGAAAGCATTTAAATCTGATTGGGTTTTACATGACTTGAGTAAAAGCTTTAGGCAAAGATCGGATACTTCTGGAAAACAAGTTACTGGTGTTGTAGAAGCAGTATACCCTACAAAAACTATTAAGAAAGGTAAAAAGATTTTATTGAGAAAAAACAAAAACTATTTTATCGAAA